TCTGGACGCCGCCCACGGCCGTGGTCTCCAATCTGGGCGAAATCTAGCGCGGGGAGCTGCCGGAGATTGTGCAAGCCAAGTGGCCGGAAGCGTCGGGGGGCGCGACGGTCACGCGCGAGTACATCGAAAGCGAACGCGCCAGTGAGGTGCTTTCGCTGATTAAGGCCGGTTCACCGCTGGAAATGTCGTTCGGGTACGACGCCATTCGTTTTGAGTTTGAGGAAACGGAAGAGGACGGCTTCATCCGCCACCTGAAAGAAATTCGCCTCTGGGAAACGTCGGACGTGCTCTGGGGGGCCAATCCGGCCACGTCCATCTCCAAATCGAGGCCGTCCATTCCGTTGGAATCGCTGCTGGGCCAGCTTGACAACTGGCTCACGTCGATGAAGGCAGGGCAGCGCAATGCCGCCGCCGACCTTGAGCGCATCAACAAAATCGGCGTGCTGGCTTACGAGCTGGGCGCGACGACAGTCAAGCTCATGGACGGTGACGGGGAAAGCGACGACGAGGGCAAGCGGGCCTTGGCCGACCTGGCAACGGCCGCCGCTGCCGACAAACAGACCAAAGAAGACACAGACGCGCAGGACAACGGCGTGATCGTGGTGCAGCCGGTGCCGGAAACGGACGCGGGCAAGAGCGATGTAGAAGACGCGGACGCCGCCACGCCTGCTGCTGACGCGCAGACGGCTGTCGCTGACGAAACGGCCGTGCCGGAGCCGGAAGGCAAAAGCGAGCCGGTGATGTGTACCTGCGCCGTGTGTGGCGGGCTGAAAGAAGCGCCCGCCGGTGAAGACGGGCATGTGCCCGCGACCGATGGTAACGAAGCAAAAGAAACAGACAAGAGCCGAGCCGGAGCCGAAGAGCAACCACTCACCCTGATGTTTTCGGAGCTTGATTTGTTGTTGTTAGACATTTGAACATCTCTGGCTGGGGAGCCGGGGAAGGGAGCTAGACATGAATAAGCAAGCAACCCTTGCAAAGCTGGCCGCTGACGCGAAAGCGAAGCGCGCCGAAATGGAAGCACTGTACGAAGCCGGTAAAGAGGTCCCGCAAGAGGACCGCAACAACCTGCAAAAGATGATCGATGACGCCAAGGTATTGAAGGCTGAAATCGAGCAGGAACAGGACGTGAAGGCGCTGGAAGAGTTTGTCAACATGCCGGTTAACGGCCGTCAAACCCGCGAAGGCGCGGCTCGTCCTGTGCGCAAGACGTGGGGCGACATCGTTGTCGAGTCCAAGCAGTTTGAGATTGCCAGCCAGCCCGGAGCCGAGCGCATGGACCGCGTGCAAGTCAAGGATTTGCATGGCGTGACGGCCGGTGCCGGTGGCGCGTTGGTTGAGGCGATGTACGACACCGAGCTTGTCGGCTTGCCGCAGCGCCCGCGCTCGATCATGGACCTGATCACCGTGGCCCAAACCGGCAGCAATGCCGTGGAATATGCGCGTCAGGTTTCGCGCACGAACAATGCGGCCGTTGTCGCTGAATACGACACCGACGGCGGGGACTTCAACCTCAAGCCGAAGAGCGCGCTCGCTTTTGAGCTGCTCACGGCGTCCGTAAAGACGATCCCGACCTATGTCGTGGCGTCGCGCAATATTCTGGCCGATGCGCCGCAACTGCGCAGCCTGATCAACGAAGAGCTGACCTACATGGTGCGCAAGACGTTGGAAGACCAGATCGTGGCCGGGGACGGTTCAAGCGGTTCCTTCACCGGCATCCTGAACACATCCGGCATTCAGACGCGCACGCAGCAAAGCACCGGCGACCGTGGCGGTCTGGCGACTGACACGAAAGCCGACGCGCTGCGCCGCGCCATCACCGACGTGGAACTCGAATTCTACGAAGTGACCGGCATTATGCTGCATCCGGCCAACGCCGAGGCGCTGGAACTGGAAAAGGACGACAACAAGAACTACGTCAACATCTACGACCCGGTCGCGGGCCGCTTGTGGCGCGTCCCCGTCGTCGAGTCCAGCGCAATGCCTTCCGGCAAGGGCCTGGTCGGCAATTTCCGCTTGGGCGCGACGTTGTGGGATCGGCAGGCGACTGACATTCGTGTTGGTGAGCCGGGCGACATGTTCCTGCAAAACGCCGTCGCGGTTCTGGCTGAACTGCGGGCTGCGTTCGCCGTGAAACGGCCGGCCGCTTTCGAGCGCGTGACGTTTGCCTAGTTTGACCTTCGTTTTCCTCTCTGAGGGACGGCCGTCACCACCCCCGACGGCCGTCCCGACAAGAGTTTAGGTGACACAACAAGGAGCCAACAATGACTTACCTTTCTCCGAACTTTCAAAACGCAGGCGTGATCAAACTGCCGCTTGCTGCTGCTGATACGGCCGGTGGTGTACTGGCTGTTGCCAATCCCTTCAACGCAACCGTGATCGTCAAGAGCCTGATTCTGGACGTGACGACCGCTGCGACAGCCGCCTGCACGATTGACGCGGGCATTGCCGCCAACGGCACCACGAGCAACGACGGCCTGATCGACGGTCAGGACGTAAACGCCGCAGCGGGTGTGTTCAAGAATAGCACGATGAAGAAATGGGGCGCGAGCCAATACCTAACCATCTCCAAAGCCTCCGGGGCTGCGGCCGGTCTGGTCGGCAACGCCTACATCGAGGTACAGCGTGTCTAGCAATCTCTACGTCCCTGAAAGCGATGTCTACGGCCGTCGGCCTGACGGCCGTAGCTATCTTATCGCCCGCGCCGGTGTGCCGATGCTGGACACCGAGGCGCAGCGGTTGGGCCTGATTAAGCCGTCGCCCCCTGTACGGCCGTCTGAGACGAAAGCGCCTCAGCCGGAAGACGGGGAAGAACCGGCCATTGTCAAGGCTACACCCGGCGCTATGGCGTTGGCGAAGAAGCTGGATGTCGATCTGGAAGGCGTAGAAGGCAGCGGCGCAAACGGCCGGATTACGAAGTCTGACGTGGAGGCGGCCGTAAGCTGATGGCGTATGTAACCCCGGCCGAATTCGGCGGCGCACAAGGGTATCTGAAACAGCTTGACATCGAAGACGATGACGCGCTGGCAAAGATCACGGCCGTGCTGCTGCGGGCCGAGGCCGTCGTCAACGGCGTGCTTGGTTTTGCCTACGACGACTACCCCGCCGCTTCCGAGAAGTCCGTCCGCCCACAGTACGGCGCATATCTCCCGCTCCCTGCGCACGAAACAGGGAGCGTGACGGCCGTGACCACGATGGGCGGGCATGACCTTGACGGCCTCTGGGAAGAGACGGGCAAAGGCTACCTCTACGCCGTGGACGCCAACGGCTACGAAGGCAACTGGAACGCCGGTCGCTATCTCGTCACGGCCAAGTGGGGTTACGGACCCGCGCCGCATGACGTGAAAGAAGTGACGCTGGAAATTGCCGTGAACATATGGCGCAGCGCCGAAAGCGGGCGCTTCACCAACGTCGTGGGCGCGAGTGACGGCGGGGCCGTGGGTTACGAAGGCGCGCTGACGCCCTTCCAGCTTATGGTGCTCAAGGACGCCAAGCGCCGGGCGATCCCGCAGGCGGTGTAATGGCTGAACTGGATGTCATTCTCGCGGGCCTGCATACCCGCTTCGCCACGATAGCGACGCTTAAGGCGCTGCTGGATCACGAGCCGAAGTCGGTGCATATCGCGCCGCTGCTGTACTCGATGTATCTGGAATACGACAGGACAGAAGCGGGGCAGGTAGTGGCCGAAACGCACAAGTTCATGCACCGCGTCGTCGTGTCGTGGGCCGATCCGCAAGTGGCCGAGGAACAGCTCAGGGGCCTGGTCACGGCCGTGCCCTTGTCAGTTGAACTCGATCCACGTCTTGGCGGCGCTATCCCGCGCGGACTGGCACAGGTGAGCAGCGGCCGCGCGGGCTTCACGCGGATTGACGGCTCTGTCTATCGCATTATGGACTTCGTGAGCACGACGGTGGTCAAGCGGGCGGTGCAGCGTGGCTAGTGTGGAAGTGCGTATGCCGGAACTGCTGCGCCTGCTTTACGACTTGCAGCAGGTTTTAGCAAAGGACGAATTAGGCCGCGTCGTCCATCGCGGGGCCGGGCCGAAACGCTACGAATGGTGGGTACAGAGTGACGAACGGCAAACCTCCACACACAAGCGCACCGGCTGGCATACCGACGCCACGGCCGTGGCCGAGTTCGAGGACGAGGCCGCCAAGAAGCTGGACGAGGCGCTGCAAGGCGTGATCGACGGCCGTGCGCGGGACGCCCTTCGCGGGTTCGCCAAGGACCTGCTCGCGGACATTCTGGCCTACATGCAGGACTACCCGTCGCCGCCGCCACAGAGCACGTATGAACGGACGTACCTGCTGCATGACCGTTGGGACACGGAGCTAAGTATATGAGCGAGATCGCTTTTTATTACGACGAAACGAAGAACCGGCGCGGCGCGTTCATTACCGGCGTGCCGCTGCGGGATTTGACACAGAAAGACATCGAGGCGCTGCCCGAACGCAAGGTTGGCAGCATTCAGTCCGCTCCGTTTTTCATCGCTGCGGCCGTGTTGGAAATGGACACGGCGCTGCATGGAGAAACGGCCGTGGACATCGACGAAGAAGAATAAGCCTAGCTAGCTAGTTAAGAGGAGCAACAATGGCCGAAATCGCATTTGAAGCAATGGCAATGGCGCTGGAAACAACGCCCGGCACGGCAATCACCGCGCCGACGAATTTCATGAACCTGTCCGGCACGCTCGATCCGGTGCAGGAGATTTATGAGCCGGATGAATCGAGCGGCACGCTTGCCAAGCGCATGCGTACCAAAGTCATGAAGGAATGGGGCGAGTGGAACGCATCCGGCGCGCTTGATCCCAACACGCTCATTGAGTTCCTGAGCATGATCGCCAAGGGCGGCGTCACGCCGTCGCAGCCGGGCAGCGCGGCTGACACCTACGACTGGGAATTCAAGCCGACCATGGACGGTGACGATCTCAAGTTCGCCACCATCTGGTGGGGCGATCCGAACGAGACGGAGATTTTCCGGGGCAGTTACGGCTTCATCGACAGTCTGTCCATATCCAGCGACGCCAGCGGCAACGACGGCGCGACGCTGGATTTGTCGGGCATGACACAGTTCCCGACCGAGGTCACGCCGCCCACGTATCCGGATCAGGCGTTTTCGCCGCTCATGTCGGGCTTGGGTATCCAGTTGTATCTGGACACATCCAGCGCCATCGGCACCACGGCCGTTACCGGCCGCGTCATCTCCGCCACGCACGCGCTGGAAGGGGAGATTAAGCCCAAGTTCGTGGCCGTCGGCCCGACCGGCGGCTTGAGCTATACCCGCCACGGCCGTGGCAAGCGCGGGTTGGTGACGACAGTGGTGATGGAGCTGCTCGATCATGTGCAGTATGACCTCATCAAGCGCACAGTCGGCCCGGTGAAGCTGCGCGTCGTGCATAACGGCGATCTCATTGAGAACGACGGCACGAGCGACTTCTTCTATGGCGTCACCGTTGACACCTACGGCCGTTTGCGCTTCGGTGGCTGGGGCGATCTGGAAGGCACGAATCGCACGGTCACGTTCGAGGTACACAGTGAGTATGACGCGACGTTAGGCGCGGACTGGCGCATGATGGTACGCAATACGGCCGCTGCGTTGGCTTCATAACCGGCGCGAAGAGCACGGCCGTCTGTTGACTATTAACGCTGTTCGTCTATACTGACATGAAACAATTTTAACCGACACAAACTGGTTAAAGCGCCGAGAAAACACGTGAAACTCGCCGCCGTCAGACATCAAGCTGACGGCGGCTTTTTTGTTGTTGGAAGCAGCAAGGCAAGAAGGAGCAAACCAATGCCAATGTTTATCAATCCAACCGAGGAAATCATTGTCACTGACGAAAAGGGCAACACGATGTACATCAAGGCCCACATGGACTTTGCAGACAACGCCAAGATCGAAGCCGCGTTTATGCAGTTAAAGCTCAAGAACCGGCAGGCGCAGAACGGCGCGGCACGGCCGCAGGAAGACGCCGACATGGACATCGACGCCACGGTAGCGATTAGTGCGCAGCATGTGGCGCTGCTGGAAACGAATATCAAGCGATGGGAAGGACCTGACTTTGAAGGCGTGCCCTGTACGCGGGCCAATATCAAGCTGCTCAACCCGAACGAGCCGCTCGTGGTTAAGGTGCTGGAAAAGATTGGCGAACAGAACAACCCGCCTACAGAAGCGCCGCCGGTACAGAAGTTGTCTGGCCCAAACATCCAAGGGCCGTCTATCTACGAGGCGTAACTGCCAGATGGCGGCGACAGTTTCGCGGCACGGCCGTTCCGGGCCAGCCTGCCGGGTATCACGATCTGTATGTGGTGCTGGCAAAGCAGTTCCGGTGGACGCCGGAACAGGTAGACCGCATGGACCCGTTCTTCGTTGATGAGCTGATGGCTTACATCGACGCCGAAGCGGAGCACCAAAAAGAACTGGAGAAACGGGAGAAGCGAAAGAGCGGACGGCGCGGACGTATGCGCTGACAGGGTAGGGGCTAACAGACAGGGGAGTCATGGCCGATCTAGCCATTCTAGCCAAGCTGGAAGACAACGCAAGCAAGGGGCTTGCGAACATAGAAGGGCAGCTCAAGGGGCTGGAATCCAGCGCGACATCGTTCGCGACGAAGGGCTTCGCGAACCTTGAGACGGCGATGAAGGCCGCCGCGGTGGCAGGCGCTGCGGCGTTTGCGGCCGTGAGCGCAGGCGCGATCAAGCTGGGCGTTGACGGCGTGAAAGCGTTCGCGGACTTTCAGGGCGGCATGAACGAAGTGTTCACCCTCATGCCGGGCATGTCACAAGACGCCATGTCACAAATGAGCAATGACGTGCTTGCCTTCGGTCAGTCCATCGGCAAAACATCTGACGAGATCATTCCCGCGCTGTACCAGGCTATCTCCGCCGGTGTCCCGGCCGACAACGTGTTCTCGTTCATGGAGACCGCGAACGCGGCGGCGGTCGGCGGCGTGACCGATCTGGAAACGGCCGTGGATGGTATCACCTCCGTGGTCAACGCTTACGGCGCTGATGTCATGAGCGCGGCGCAGGCCAGTGACTTGATGTTCACGGCCGTGAGGCTGGGCAAATGCGTCACCGGCGACACGCGGGTACTGCTCGCGGACGGCCGTTACGTGCGCATTGACGAGCTGGAAGAAGGCGCGGACGTGGTGTCTTATGACGGCCGTACATTCCAGGTGCGTCCGGCAACGTGGGTGGATCAGGGCGTGAAGCCGACTGTGAAGCTGACGACGCGATTGGGCCGCGAGATCACCACGACATGGAACCATCCCTATCTGGCGCACAAGAAGGAACGCGGCCTGCGTTCCAACGCACGACCGGAGTGGACGAAAGTCAGCGATCTGCAAGTCGGCGACCGCATAGCAGTTCCGGCGGCGCTGCCTTATTTCGGTGACGTGGATGTGCCGGAGCATGAGGCGGCTTTCCTCGGTTTGTGGCTGGCCGAAGGCGCGGTACAAAGCGGTTCGCCGAAGATAACTACCACGCTCTATGGCGACCAGATCGCGACATGGGCTGACAAGTTCGGCTGCGTCGCCAACAACACCGACAAGCGCGAAGGTGCTGCGCCTGTTTACCAGTTCACGAAGGGCTACAGGGGTGGCCGTGAACGCACGCGCCCGCAAGAGCTGCTCATTGAACTTGGCCTGAATGACGTGACATCGGCCACGAAGCACATCCCTGAGCAGGTTTTCACCTGGAAGCGTGAGCGTATCGCTACCATGCTGCATTGGCTGTTCAATGGCGACGGCTGGCTGAATGACGTAAGGCAGCAGAACCGCAGCGGCTTCCAGCTTGGCTTTATCTCCAAAAGCGAGCAGCTCGTGCGTGACGTGAATCACCTGCTGCTGCGCTTCGGCATCGTGGGGCGCATTCGCCGCCGCGAAAACTGTTGGGTCTGGGAAGTCAACCGGCATTATGAGATTTCGCGCTTCGTGCGCTTCATTGGCATTGATCGCCCTGCCGCCGAGCGTGTTGCAAGCCATGTACCGGAAAAGCAAAAGGCCAGCTTCGACGTAGTTGAATACGACCGCATTGTCAGCATTGAGGCCGGACCGGAACAGCACGTTTACGATCTGTGCGTTGATGAGCTGCATAACTTTGTCGCCAATGACATCGTGGCCCACAACACAGACTTTTCGCAGCTCTCCGCCTCCCTCTTCCAAGTCACGCCAACGGCCGCCGCCCTCGGTGTCGGCTTCGGCGATGTCACCGCCGCCCTTGCCAGCCTGACCGCGCAGGGCGTGCCCACCTCTGTCGCCACCACGCAAATGCGGCAGATGTTCATCGAACTATCCAAAGAAGGCGGCAAGACCAGCGCCACGTTCCAGGAATTGGCCGGGCAATCATTCAAGGACTTTATCGCTTCCGGCGGGAACGTAGCCGACGCGCTGGAAATACTGGAAGCGCACGCCATAGAAACCGGCGTCGGCGTAAACGATTTGTTTGGTTCAGTGGAGGCAGGCGCGGCGGCGCTGGGCCTTACCGGTTCCAGCATGGAAGGTTTCCGCGCCAATCTTGCGGCGATGGATGAATCGGCCGGAGCAACCCAAGCGGCCTACGAACAAATGAAAACCGGCATGCAGCTTGTCTTCGACATCATCGGCGCGACGGTCGACAACTTCAAGATCAGGATTGGCGCGGCACTGGCTCCGTTCGTGGATGAACTCGCTCCGAAAATCGCGGCCTTCGCACAGGACGCATTGCCGAAACTGGAAACGGCGTTCAAGGCGGTTACGGAAGTCATCGCGCTGTTCACCGGCCTCGGTTCGGATTCTATCGACACGCTGGACAACATGCGCGACATGCTGTTCAACCTCGGTCTGACATCAACGCAGGTTGACGCGCTGGAAACGGCCGTGCGCAACGTGGCCGACGCGATCAAGTCATTCATCGCTAATCTTCAAGAAGGCATGTCACCGATGGACGCCTTCCTCGAAGCGATCTGGGATTTGGTGCCGCCGGAAACCGCGCTGGCAATGGCGAACCTGCGCGATACCGTGGTCGTGTTCGTCGAGAAGGTACAAACGGCCGCGCAGCCGATTATTGACTTCATCGCCCGCAACATTGAACTGAAAGATGCATTGTTCGGCATAGGGATTGCCATTGCTACGGCCGTTTTGCCCATCCTGTTCGCCATCGCCGCGCCTATTTTGAGCGCAATTCTCGCAATTTCGGCAGCTATTGCCATCGTTGCCCTCCTGCGCAGCGCATGGGAGAACGATTTCCTGGGCATCCGCACGGCCGCGGAGAATGCATTCGAGTTCTTGAGGGGCGCATTTGAGAATATTCAAAATGCCATCGGCATATTCAAGGACGCAATTGAGGGCGGCGCCAAGCCGGTTGACGCGCTGCGCGAATCGTTTGGCGTGTTCGGTGAAGGCGTACAGAAGGCTTTTGATGTTGTTGTTAACGCGGTTGGCGGCGCATTCGATTTTATACAGGGCGTATTTGAGAAGATTCAAAATGCCATGTTTTTGTTCGAGTTCGCAATCTCGCGTGGCGCTGAGCCGGTGGAGGCGTTGGGATTCGCAATCGCCGTATTTGGCGAAGATGCAAAGGGCGTGTTCGACAATGTAATGAACGCGGTTGATGCGCTAGTCAAGTTCTTCGAGCCGACGATTGAACGCATCAAAGAGGCATTTGCCGGATTAGGCGAAAGCATGGGCGAGAACAGCGGCGTGATTGACGGCCTAAAAGCTGCCTTCGAGCGCGTGCTGCCTATTTTGGAAACCATCGCCGGAGTTATCGGCGCGGTACTGGTTGCGGCGGTCAAACTGCTCATGGAGCTGTTCGGGCAGCTGATAGAAAACGCAGGGCAGATATTTGGCGGGCTGGTTCAGATTGTCACCGGCGCGCTCGACGCGGTGGCGAGCGTCGTGGAAGGCGTCGTCGGGATCGTCAAGGCGATCATTGATGGTGACTGGACCGCAGCCTGGCAGATATTCAAGGACACGGTAAGCAATGTCAAGGATGCTATCGGCACCGCGCTTGCGGGCGTGCTCGACGTCATCGACGGCATCTTCGGCGCAATCTGGGACACGATAGCCAACTTCGTCACCGACCTCGGCGGCACGGCCGTCACCTGGGATGAGTTTAAGACTAACATCAGCACTGCCTTTGAGGAAGCTAAGACAGCGGTCACGACCGCGCTCACAGACGCGCTCGCCGCTGTCACCGGTTTCGTGACCGACATCACGCAGGCAGGCCGCGACATCATCAATGGCCTGATCGGCGGTATCGAAGAAAAGAAGGAAGCCGTCAAAACCAAGATAACCGATATCATTGGCAGCATACCGGACGCGGTGAAGAAACTGCTCGGCATCGCGTCACCATCTCGCGTCTTCGCCGCTATCGGCAGCTTCATCATGGACGGCCTCGCCATCGGCATTGTCGAAGGCGCTGACGGCCCAGTCGCGGCCATACGCACGGCCGTCGGCGACATCAAGCTCACCGCCATGAACGAGATCGCGGAGATGGTCGTCAACGTCACTTCGGCGATCCATCCGGCGATTGCCGCACTGAACCAGTTGGCGAATTTCAGTATCGACCCGCGCGTCGGCGAGAACACAAGCCAGTTCATGTTCTATTTGCGGCATCTGGTCGCCTCGGTGGTAGTCATGGCCTTCGAGCTGGACGGCGCGCGCAACAAGACGCTCAAGATGGCGCAGATCATCAATGAGATCGTCGGCAGCGTCGGCAGCGGGATCACGTCCTTTAACCAGTTGGCGCGCATGGCCTTCCCGCCCTCGCTATTGCCCAATATCGACCAGTTCGCCGGAGCAGTCGGGGTGTTAGCGTTCCAGTTTGCTTCCATCGCTGACCAGTTGGAAACAGAGCTGATCGTTAAGGCGCAGGCGCTGGCGGACATGACCGGCTACCTGTTCGGCGTTATCTCGGTGGTGCTGGACGGCTCGCGTGCGCTGGCAAACATGGACTTTGCGGCGGTTGTGTCCGGGCCTTACGGCACGCTGGCAAATCAGATCGTCATTTTCCGCAACATCGTGCGCACGTTGGTTCGCGAGTTCGCTGAGGCCGCGCTGGAACTCGGCGGCTTTGCCGACTTCGTGAGCGCGTTCGGTGAGGCGGCAAGCAAGGTGGTTGGGTTGGTTGCTGATGGGCTGGAAGCGGCGAAGGCGCTGGCTCAGACCGACTTCGGCGCATTGGTCAATGGGCCATACAACCATCTGGCGACGCAGATCGTGACGTTCCGCAACATCATTCGCACGCTCATTCGTGAGTTCGCCCTTGCCGCTGCTGATTTCAGCGAAGGGCTGATGGACAGTGTGAGCAACTTCACCGATGCAGCCGGGGATATTGTCGGCCTCGTCGCCGACGCGCTGGCGGCCACGACGCTGCTCGCGGAGTTCGACTTCGTGACGGCCGTCGGCGGCATGAAGCTGGCCGAAAACATCCTCATTTTCCGCAACATCGTCAATACGCTTGTCGCCCGCTTCGCCGAAGTCGCCGCCGGATTCAGCGTGGATTTGGCGAACGAGGTTAAGGCGTTCGCGGACGCGGCCGGTGAAGTGCTGGACCTGATTAAGCCCGGCATAGAGGGCATTGTCGCTCTCACTGAGTACACCGGCGTGGCCGAACTTGGTGCGAAGGTGGATGTGTTCGGCAATGACCTGTACACGGCCGTGACGAAGCTGGCAACGAAGCTGCGCGAGATAGCGGCGGCGCTGAATGGCGCGATTGCCGAAGCGGCGGCCATTGCCGCAGACGCGGGCACGATCCTTGATGTGGTCGGTCCGGCAATTGACGCGCTTGCGAAATTGGCCGAGTACGAAGCGGTACAGGGCTTGGCAGCAAAGATGGATATTTTCACGACCGATCTCGGCACGGCCGTCGCCACGCTTTCTGCCAAGCTCAACCAGATCAAGAATGACATCGGCGGCGATGTCGTGACCGCCGCCGCCTTCGCGACCGATGTCAGCAGCATCTTTGAAGAAGTCGCCAAAGCGTTAGACGGACTGGAAAAGATAGCCGCCGCACAAACGCCGGATACCGCGCCGAAGATGGATTATCTCGTCGTGCAGGCTAACCTCATCGCCACGACGCTCAGCGGCGCGAATCAGACGATCAATGGCACGATTGTTGCGGCCGCCAAAGCATTCGCCGCGGCGGTGAATGAAGTCGTCGGCGAAGTCATTGAAGCGCTGGCAAGTCTGAACCGGCTCGTTACCGCCAACACGCCGGGCGGCTTGCAAGCGATTCTCGACGCCATGCGCGCGGCGCTCAGCAACCAGATCGGGCCTGCCGGTGTCATCGGCCGCGAGATCGGCAACGCCTTCGCGACCGGCCTCATGGCCGAAATGCAAAGCCTGCTCAACCAACTGAGCGGAACCATGAACGCGCTCCTTGCCATTTTGCGCTCCGGCGTCGGCCCGGCAGGGCAGGCGGGCACGGACCTCGGTCGCATGTTTGCCAGCGCCCTGAGCGCGCAGCAAGGCGCGGCGGCCACGGCCGGAGCGCTCATCGGTAACGCCGCCGCCGACGGTATGAAGAACGCGCTGGGTAAACAGGCCGGAAACATCGCCAACGCTGCGCGCGATATGGCGCGGCAGGCGGCGGATTCGGCGCGCAGAGAGCTGGACATCCATTCGCCGTCCAGAGTCTTCGCCAGAATCGGGGAGCAGGCCGGGCAGGGCTTCACGTTGGGCCTGCCGACGATCAACGCCGCCGCCTACGCCGGAGCGGGCGCGTCGTCTGCGACAACCAACAACGTGCGGCAAGGTGACAGCATTTCGATCCATATCTCGGTCGGCGGCAACGTGAGCGCGTCAACGCTGCGCGACGTGGAGACGGCCGTGCAGCGCGGCTTGAACAGCGCCGGTCGCAGCGCAGAAAGCAGGAGACGGCGATGAGCGAGTACGCAGTGCTTGAACTTGTCTGCGGGCGCACGACGCTGGACCTGTTGTCCGCGCCTTATGCGCTGGCTGCCAACGGCTACGCTCCGGCTATTGCCTCACGCAGCAAAGGCGATTTGGGCGGCAAGGGCATCTACAACGATGTGCCGGAAGAGATCATTATCGACATTCACGGCGATACACCTGCCGAGGTATATGGTGGGCAGCAGAATCTTATCGCCATACTGGATCGCGCCGACGCATGGGAGAACAGCGGCGCGCGCGAAGCGGTGATCCTGCGTTTCCAGCCGCAGCACAGTTTGCTTGACGCCCCGCTGGAAAGTCTCGTCGTCGGCAAGACCGGCGACAGTGACGCGCTGCTGTCATTGGCCGCCAACTACAACGACCGCATCCTCATCTACGAGATCGAAGGCGCGCGCATTGCTTTTCGCCGACGCGGGCAACTGCTCGGCGACGAAGAAACAGCGGAGAGCGCGAGCGCGGTCACGCTGCCGGGTGTGGTATCGGCGGCGGCGCTTTCGGAAACCGACTTCGCCTCACCGACGGCCGTGGAACTGCTCGGCCTCGGCCTCGGCACGGAGCTGCTCGGCGACGGCTTTCTGGCGCTGACCACTGCGCCGGTGGCCAGCGTCAATGGCACGAATTTCGGCATCTTCGCCGCAGCCGACATGACCGGGGACGGCTTCGCGTCACAGGACGACGCGGCCAACAACGCCTATGGCGACGATATCATGCGCATTGACGCGGCCAGCGATCAGAGCGGATCGCTCACGATTGACGTGGACAGTGACCATGAGGCGCTGCTGGTCTACGTCGCGCTGCGCAACAACGGCGCGACAACGCCGTGGCGGGTTCGCGCCAAGTCCACCGGCTATCTGGACACGACCACGCGCTGGCAAGTCGTCGGCACAGCTTCGCAGCAGCCGCAGATCGTGGCGCTTGACGTGCTGCGCAGTGTCGCCGATTACCACAAGAAGATCGTGATCGAAGTCGAAACAGCCCAGAGCAGCGGCACGCTGGACGTGAACTACATCGCTACTGTGCCGCTGGTCGAAGACACACACGTTATCGCCATACGCGGCGGCGCGTACACGACACAGGCGTACACCTACGATCTGGTCGTTGACCACCAGGCATTGGCGCGCAAGCGGGCGATTGCCTATCTGAGAGCGGCGCAATCATGACAGTTATAGAGCTAAGCGCGCATAGAGACGCCTGGAACGAGGAACTGCGGGCCAGCACGAAGTTCGGAACCGGCGACGGCCTGCATGTGGCCGTGCCCAGTGCCAGCGAGTATGGCCAGCGCAATGCGTTTCTGCGCTTCGACTTGTCCGGCATTCCCAGCGGCTCCATTTGCGAAAGCGCGGTGCTGACCCTGACCAACTACTACAATGGCGCGGGCGGCGCGTCTATTTCGCTGCATCCGCTGCTGTTCGATTTCTCGGAGACGCAGCTTAACTGGTATCAGTACGACGCCGGATTTAGCTGGCCCGGCGCAGCAGGCGGCAACGAGGCGGGCGTCGATTACGATAGCAGCGTCACGCTTGGCACGTTCACCGGCCCGAACAGCAACTACGCCAAAGCCAGCGTCAACCTGAACCCGACAGAAGTCGCGAAGTGGTTCGGCGCCGCACCATCACGCGCCAACTTCGGCATGACCATGCGCGCCAATGCCCGCTACAACAACTTCTACGGCCGTGAAGCGGCAATCGCCGACCGGCGACCGAAGCTGGTCATCACCTACACCGAAGCCACCGTCGGCGGCGCGGCAGTCAGCGCCGCTGCCTACCGCGCAGGCGGGCAGGCGTTGGCGACGGTGACGACGGCGGTGCAGGAGTTCGACGTGATCCGCCTGCCGCCTATCCCGATCACCACCGGCGGCAACCTGTTCTGGCAGACGAGCGGTCCGGTCGTTTCGGCGGCGCTGCTCATGACGCAGGGCGACATGTGGGTGATGTCCGATGACAGTGACGATCCGCAGACGTTCACCTTGCGGGTGAAGCGCAAGCGCGCGTATTTGGGGCCGCAGTAATGAGAGTGAGCATTGAGTTATACGACGAGCCGCGTGGCCGCCTGCTCGATGACTGGACGGCCGTCGCGGTCGATCCGGTGATCAAGAGCGACGAGCATGGCTTCTGGTCGTTCGCGCTCAGCATCCCGATGGCGCTGCGCGAAGGCTTTGAGTTCTATGCCAACAGCTACCGCCTGTGGCTGGTTGTCTCGTTCGGCGGCCGTCCGATTTGGGAAGGGCGCGTCGAAGATGTGAAGCTCTCGGCGGGCCTGATCGACGTGACCGCCTATGGCGCGTGGAACTACCTGACTGACACGCTCTACACCGCGCTCTGGTCAGATACCGGTTACGGCCGTTGGTTCCTGCTGACCGGTGACGACAACGCCGGAGCAGGCGCAGCGCGTTGGGAGGCGGACAACAATAACCGCCTCTATGCCGCGCCGATGAAGGATGAGCAGTTCGGCAACGCGGCGCACGTCTGCACCTGGGCCTACGCGATCCCGCAGAACAGCGAGCGGCAGATTCAGGAGATTGAATTCAGCTACAGCATGAAGGGGCCAAGCGGCGACTGGCGTATGCGCGTCTGCCGCGCTGACGGCTCGTGGGCGGCCAACCTGACCACGATCTGGCAGCTCGAATCCAATGGTTCGGTGCAAAGCGGAACCGGTTCAGTGGACTGGTCCGCGACGCCGACCGACCGCCTGATCGTGCAGATGTTTTACGACGCGGCCGGGCCGACGACGTACACCGGCGAGACTGGCGACGACGTGTATTTCAAGCTCACGGCCGTGCGCGTCAAGAGCTTCACCGCCGACGAGCTGACGGCCGATGTTGTGGTCCAGGCACAGGCCGCCTCTGCCGCCTCACGCGGCGCGCCGCTGGCAACCGACGCGGCGCTGATCAGCAACCCGAACGTGGACCTTGACGATCTGGTCATCGAAGACAAGCGGCCCTCGGAGACGATTAGCGAACTGGCCGCGCAAGGCGACGATTCCACGCCGCCGCAGAGCTACGAGAGCGGGGTCTGGGAAGACGGCCGTGTTTTCTTCCGGCCACGCATCGCCGCCGACGCCGACGCCGGAGACGGCGATCACATGGTCTGGCATTTGCTGGTAGAGGACATTGAAGCAGAGCGCAGCATCGCCACGTTAGCGAACAGCGTCTATGCCACCTACAGCGGGAACGGCCGTACAGAGCGGCTCACAGACGCCGACAGTGTGGCCTTAACCGGTGTGCAGCGTGACGAGATGGTCAACGTCAGCACGAGCAGCGCGGCGCGGGCTGAAAACGTGCGCGCGGCCAAGCTGGTGGACACGTCCGATCTCGAATCCCGCGCGGCTATTCGCATCGGCGCGATCATGGACACGCTCGGTACAGACGTGCCGTACTGGTCGGTGCGCAGCGGTGACGTGGCCTATCTAACCAACCTGCCGCCGGGCAACCGCTTTCTGGACGGCATCCGCTCGTTCCGGATCAAAACGACTGAATACAACCTCGCCACCGGGGAGCTGGCATTAACGCCATCAGAACTGCCGCAGCTTGACGTGATTCTGGCGGGATAGGGAGACACAACCATGAAGTGGACAACAAGAGGATTACGCAGGCTGTTAGGGTATTCATTTCGTGGCGAGAACGTGCCGGGCA